AGGGTAGACCCAGACACAAGAAAAATTCTGGGTTTTGTGGACGCTGAGTCGGTTGTTGCAACCGACCGGAACAAAGGATACAAAGTTTTCCTTCTGCCTGACGGCCACTATCTACTTTGCGAAACCGGCAGCAAGTCTCAGGATTCCCGGAACTATGTTCAAGTGGAAGCCGGGGAATCGAGACCTTTTTAGCCTACCTGCCGCCTCAGTACGGGGCGGCGAAGGAATCAGGGTGGCGGCCTAACCGCTGTGGGCCTGGGGGAATAAACCAGGTCGGGAAAGGAGTTTGCTATGAAAAACCTACAGAAGCTCGAAGAGGCAGTACAGCGCATGTTGGATGGCGAGAAAAAGCGCCGGGCAGTGGCCATTGATTTCATTAGCAAGGTTAAAGAAATTTTGCTTGAAGTGGCCCCTGATATTTGGGGCAAAGGTTACGACGACATGAACGCCGTCTATGTGCAGCGCAGGGATGCCGATACCGGCAAGCTCAACACCAGCATCTACTTCCGGTATGACTGGCACTATGGGCACGATTGTTCTGAGAGCGAGGGTTTCTACTTTGCCGACCAGTGCGGCTTCGGAATGCCAGTCTGGGGGAACCCAGTGAGCGGTTATTCCGGCAGCGACTTCTGGTATATGGTGCAAGTCATATTGGAATGGTTGCCCATTGTGCTGGAGCAGATGGAAAAGCGCTCGGCAGGGCGCGAACAGCTTTTGGCGTTGATAAATACAGAAGCGGCAGGCCAGCCTGGACAGCAAGAACCCACCGCTGCTGAGTAGTGACGACCGGGGCCGTCGTGTAAATTTTATCATGGCGGCCCCCTTAAAGGAAAGGAGCAAAAGCATGAGAAATAGAACTGATTTAGCTTGGAGCGGCGGAGACGCTGATATTATATGTGATATTGAGTTATTGAACCTCAATGATCACAGTGTGTTTTTTGTGAATTATGAACACGATACAGAGGAAGCTCACGAAGAATTGGGAGGGAAAAACTATTATCGTTCTTGTTCAGGGCTTTCCGGCGCTGGGTATGCGTTTTTACCTCCCTCAGCATTCTTCGTTAGTTCGTACAGAACCGATTTAGCTTGGAAACCCATTACGAGAGTGCCCGCACAGGAGCTCTTGCCGGGCATATTTCTCCATATCTATTACCCTTCAGCTGGTCATTCTTCTTTGGAGAACGAAAAGGACCATAAGATATATTTTGTTCTCCAGGACGGCTATAAGAAGGCCGTCGGAACCCAAGACTTACAGCAGGCTTTATTTGTTTGTAGGGGGTGGAGTGCAGGGGATACGCTCCATGCCATTTTAAAAACGACGCTGAATTTAGCACTCAGCGGGGAAAGCGTTTCCTTTTTACCACTGGTAGAGCGTATCGCTCAGGAAGCGGGAATGGAAAAGCAGGAGTTTTCTCAGCGTTGGGTGAGCAACCCTTATGATGAATCCTGGCTTGTTAAGGAGATATCTTACCCTGTTTACCATGCGCCAGGTAAGGATAAGCGCGTGTCCCGCTTGGACGTATTGCATTTCTTGGATACTCGGTTTATGAGACCGGTGTATTTTGATATTTCTCCCTGGCATTCTATGTT